AAGAGAACAAAAAAAACCCCCCCCCGTTGTTGGGGGTGGTTTATCGGTTAAGCGCTACGCCTTGCCGTTATGCCGGCAATAATTTCACGAGCCTGCATGACTGATTGCTTCAAGTCTTCGCGCAATGATTGTATCTCGGACGGCGTCAGCGCCTGAACGGGTGATCTGTTTGTTGATGTACCGCGCTTCCGATTCGGTGAGTTTTGAAAAGTCATAGCCAAATTGCTCCTGCCACCACGCCTCAAACTCCCTACCGAGGGATTTGCGCAACTGGCCTAAAGTGGGTTTAGTGATAGCCAGTCTAGCAGAGTGCGGCTTGCCCATCAAGGTAGTGGCGCCCACCACCACACCGCCGCGACTTTCGATGTATCCCCGCAAATCAGCAAGGGTTCCGCCTTGGGTCACAGCATCATCAATCAGCAGGTATTTCTGCCCGGCCGCAACCGCGCCGTCGAAGCGCACCGATTTAACCAGGCGCTCAAAGCCATCCGCACCTGTTCGGCTGACTTTATCAGCCTGCACAATACCGTATTCTATCGGCAGCCCGAAACGCTGCTCCAACCAGGCAGCATAAGCAACCGGCAGCTTATTGCGCCCGCTCATCTCAATCGCGTGGACAGGCAGCAGTCGCACATCCCCATGCGGGGCAAGCAATTTCCCAATTTCATTCAGCGCGCCGTCGTTCAGGTAGTCATCAACCAAGGCCACCGCCTTAGCCAAATCCCCACCCTTGGCCGCCAGATAGAGCGGATGCCCCGAAATCGTGCTTTTGCTGTGCATCAGCACCACATCGGGGAAGTGATTCCAGTCTGTACGCACACTGCCACCCGATATATTGGACGGGCTGATTTTATTGTCTGCCAGCCGGTCGCGCAAATTCCTGGATAGGGCGGCGTAATTCCGCTGTTTCAGCTCATCGAGCGTCATCGGCTGCAAACCACCGTTCCGCACCGCATCGTGCAGGCTGATTGTGCCGTCGTGCAGCATCTGCCCCACACCCTGGCCGAACTGCTCCTGCAGCTGCGCCAGTGTTCGGCTCTCCACCCAGTCTTCGCCGCTGATGCCGTTAAATTCATCATCCAACGACATTACCCACACCAAACGGCTGCGGCAATGGACGTGAACTGGCGGCACCTTGAACACTAAATCATGGCCGATCGGGGTTTTCCGCTTATCCCACAGTTTCCCGTGCCGCAACAAGCACACACTGCTGGTATGCGCATCCAATACCGAAATATGCCGCCATCCCTTAATCAAGGGATTCGCCATACCAACCCAATAGGCAGTTTGATTAGCTACCGCGCTGATCCAAGTGGCCGTTGTGGCTTCAGCGTATTGCCGCGCCCGTTTAAACAAGGCGGCTGTATCCGTTACTGCCGCATCCAGCGCATCAGTGCGGATTTGAGCCTTCAGCTTGCTGTACAAGTCATCCCGCTGCTTAACGAACGCCTCAGCAACCGTCAGCCCGCCCACCAGCAGATTATGCAGCTCACGCCGACGATTTTCAGGCAGCCTACGCGGGGCGGGTAGATTATGGGCAGCTGCCGCCGCAGTCAGCCAAGCAAATAGCCATTCCGCCTCATCATCCACCACTTCGTCCGTGTTCAGGCTGCCTGAAGCTGTGCCGTAATCTCGATGCAGAATTTCCTGAATCTCAGCCAGCAGCACCGCCATTTCCCGTTTTGACAGGGTATCCAAATCATGCTGCCGCAGCTTGGCCTCGATTTCGCGCTGCATCCGCTCCAGCTGTTGCAACACTTCGCGCCGCACGCCGCGTTCGTATCGCATCAGGTCGATTTGCCGCGTCAGCAGGTCATGCACTACTTGTTCGTTGATGTTCATTGCTTGGTTCCACTTGTTGATCGAACATCATCCCTGCCGGCTCGGCACTCTCAGCTTCCTGTTTCAGCCGCTCTTTTTCCGTTTCCCAGTCGGCAATATCCGACACCACGCCGCGCCGTTTGGCCTCGTCAAACAGGGTCTGATCGCTGATGGCGCCGGCAGTATTCATTTTCAGCAGCACGTCCAGACTGGTAACGTGGTTGTAGTCGGCATCGATATTGCCGCTGATTTCCACCGCGCCGGCATCTTCAATCCCAGCCCAACGCCCCATCATATCCAACAGCCTACCGATGGCGTCTTCTAACAGGTTGGCATAATGGCGCAGCAGGCTAATTTCTTTACCTTGCTCGTCTCGCGCCTGGCTATCAGTTAAAGCCAGCTTGGTACGGGTCAGTAATTTTGCCCCCGCTGCCTGCATATCCGCTTCCAGCTTCTCCAGCGCATTCACGCCGGCCGCGATGGCCGCGCCGGAATGCTCGACATATTGCAGCACACCGTCCTTGCCCAGTGTAATCATGTTGCCTGCCGCCGCCGCTACGGAAGCCACATCATCTTCCCCGCTGTAAGCCAGCAACGGCACGCGCACATAATGTACGATGTTGTCCTGATCGCTTTGGCTCTGCCAATGCTTCACGTTCAAATGCGCCAGCTCCAATAAAGGAGGCCGACCGACAAAGAAGCCTGTTTTTTCCGGTACCAACTCCACCACTGGCACATAATCCAGTGGATTGCCGCCACGCTGCATCAAGTTCTCCTCATGCAGCGCCCATGCGCCGTTGCCGTCCTTGCGATAACGTCTTACCAACCCAGGCTCCAGTACATTGACCTGTTCAATCGTCTTCTCGCCAAAATCACCATCCGGCACTACGATTGACTGCTGATAACGGAACTGTGTACATACCGGCACACCGTTGCGCATCTCGCTGCGCCAGCCCAGCACGTCGGCATTGCGGATCAGCACCGCATACGGGCGCAAACCTTGGGCTTTGTCGTCGGCCAGCGTGCGGTTGCCTTCCGCGCTCGGGAAGTCCACCAGCACATAAGACGAGCCATACGCCAAAGCATCGGCAAACCACGATGAGCAGAACACAGACAGGTTGTTGTTCTGCAAGTCCACATTGTTCAGCAGCGCTTTCAGGCGGCCTGAAACCTTGTCGGTATCGACGTCTTTGAAAAACACCCGCCCGACCATCTGCCCGACCGTCTCCAGCATCACCGGCAGCAGGGTGGAAGCCTGCAAGCGCAGTTTGTAGCCTTCTTCCGATTCCTGAGGCCATTGCGGCAGATACGCCTTACCGGCGGCGCGCATGGCATTCGTTCCGCCCAACAGCGCGGCAATTACAGCGTTGCCAGCGCGCATATTGGCTACCGTGCCGGATTTTGCAAACACATCACTCATGATTCAATCCAACAAAAAAGCCGCCCTTGGCAGCCTCACAGTAAAAAATCCCTGCGCGATATTTCGCCGCGCCGTTTCATCAATGGTTCTAAGGCATAGCGCACCGCATCGATGTAATGGTTGTTCTCGTCCAGCACCACAGGCAGTACGTCGCCGCTCAGCCTGTCCGTCTTGTAGCTGTACAGCTTAAATTCCCGCAGCGTGGCGGCGGCATCGGGATGGATGAATACACGCTTGAACGACTTGATGAACTCAATACCGTCTTCCACGCTGCCCTTACCCTTCTGCACGCCGATAATACGGGGCAGGCCGTGGCGTTTCAGGTAGCTGATGGATTCAGGCCGCGCGCTGTCTGCGCGTACCACATATTTCTCAACACCAGGCAGGTGTTTTCGCAGCATGGGTGCGGTGTCGTCCAGTTCCAGCCCGATTTTGCCGTAATCCTGCTCGATATACAGGCAGCCATCATACACCCAGCATTTAACCGCCGCTGTAGGGTCTTGTGAAAAGCCGAAGTCCAAACCGAAATATGGGCCATTCCAATCATCGCGCGGGGTGAAGGCTTTTTCTTCGTACTTGCCACGGAAAATCTGCGCTTCGTTCTTGGTGTTGTACTCTCCGAGCCACACATGGCCGAATGACTGCGGGTTGAACTTGCGGTCGTACTCCATTTCCCGGCGCAGCTCGTCCGGCAGGAACGGGTTGTCGTAATAATTGGCGTGAACCAAACACACCTCATCCGAACCGTTGGCCACCGCCTCGTTGAAGAAGGTATCGACTGCATCGGTCGGCAATTCAGGATTCCATGTTACCCAAATCTCGCTGCCCGGCGCGCGAATGGTCGGGCGCAGCAGTTGGAAACTGCGGTGCGACAGGCTTTGTCCTTCTTCCACCCAGGCAATATCAAACCCTTCCAGCGATTTAATACTGTCTGCGGTGTGGTCTTGCATCCCCTGAAAAATCATCAACCCGCCACCAGGGGTGCGGATTTCTTCGCGGGTTACCTCGAACAGGTGCGACAATCCGAACTTGTGGATTTTGCCCTCAATCAGCGCTTTGGCTGAAAACTTGAGCGATTTCTGAATCTCGCGGATACACACCACCTTTAACCCGGGGCGCAGGATTGCCTGCTCCACCAGCGCTTCCGCCCGCTCGTGCGACTTGCCCGAACCGCGCCCGCCCTTCGCCCCCTTATAGCGGCACGGCTTGAGCAACGGAATCGACCAGCGCGGCGTTTCAATGTTCAGATTCATTCTGTTTTGGGTCAATAATAACGCGGGTAATTGCTGTCGGTGTCATACTGCCGTCAGAGCTTACATTGTCCACCACCTGTTTTTCGCACCAGCCAGCCTGTGTCTTCAGGAAAAATATCGCCGCCGCCATATTACCGTCACGCGCCTGTTGCAGCAGCCCCTGTGCCACCGAGCCGATGGCCTTCGCCCGTCCTTTTTTATATCGTTCCAATATTTCAGGAGAGCGTTCCATCATCCGATAAAACGTTGTCTTGCCTATGCCGAAGTAGTCGGCAATCTGTTCTACACTCAAGACAGCGGCCAGTGCTTCAACCTGCACGATTTGCTCTACGGTGAGATTCTTTTGCGGCTTTCCCCTTCCTCTCTTCTTTTCATCCATATCAGCCACCCTTTACCGCAGACAGCACCGTATCGCCAGCTACATAGCCTTCATATTTCGGGATGTGCAGTGCGGCCAAGCAGTCCTCTTTCTCCTGCTGGTCTTTGCACACCACCACAAAATAAAAATTAGCGCTGTTCTTGTCCTTGAATTTATCCGCTGCCTCTTTGCGGTGCTCTTTGATTTCGCGCAGCGTGTCTTTTGCCTCTTCTACCTCTGGAGTATCGGCGAACATTTCGGAAAAGCGGGCGTCGCCATCAAACAGCAAGTCCACATCCACTTTATCAAAACCCATCTCGCCGAAATCGATACCGAAGTCTTGGCTGATTTCAGCCAGTAGGTCAGTGTCCCATGTGCCTTGTGCTGACGGGTTATTCAGAAAGACCAGCATCTCCAGCTCTTCGGCCTCAGATACCTGTACCAAGGCCACATCAAGCTCGTAGTCGTTCTTGCCGCCGTTGTAGCGTTCCAAGCTGTCCATTACACTCAGGCGCTGATGACCTCCCAACACGAACAACTGCCCATCTTCTCGCCGATTGACGATAATCGGCTGTAACAGCCCGACCTTCGCCATTTTGTCCTTCAGCTTTTTCTTGGCCGCTTCGGAAATGGCGCGCGGGTTTTTCGGGTGCTCATGCAACTCGCTACGGCGTACTGACACCATCTCATACTTTTGCAGGGCTGTTTTCTTCATGGCACAACTCGTATTTCTTCACAGCGGCCTCCGCCAGCGGAAACCACTCAACGATTTTTTCAAAGTCTCGCGGATAGTGTTTTTTGACTGCTGTCAGTTCTTCCGGCTCAAGTGAGCGGAATGAATGCCCAATCACCGACATTTCCGGCGCCAGCTTCAGCCGATGGTGTGCTATATAGCGCATCACTTCCTGCTTATTCCAATGCGCTACTGGGTAAATTCTGCCGCGCTTATCATCAATACTGCCGGAGTTCTTAATCATTGCCCGGCGCACGATACTGTCGGCAATACGCTCACCAGCGGCAATCCAGTACATACCGGTACTCGCCCGCAGGTACTTGTAAACATCCAAGATGCTCACTATCGGCACATCAAAATCATACTTGCGGAATGTGCCGTAGCGCAGGAAATCTGATAACTGGAAGTGAGGGATACGCTCAATTTCGATACCGTACTTAGCCTCATACCAACGCAGATTGGCTTCCTGGAAACTCAAACCAGGTACGGTGTACATAAACACCACATGGATGCGTTTGAAATAACGGGCGCACAAGTCCAGCGTAACGATGCTGTCCTTGCCGCCCGAAAAACACACCACGCACCCATCAGAAATTCTGCTGGCGGCCTTGACCGTCTCAAATAAGAGATTGGACATTTAGGCCGCCTCTTCTAACCACCGCTTCCGCCCATAGACACACGGCGGGCAAGGTTTGCCGCCTGTCCGCGTGAAATGGTGTTGCGTAGTGCACCATAACCCAAAGACCCCTGACGGTTCAATGAGTGGCCGGTAACTTTCCCGCCACGGCCTTTGTATGAATTACCTTTTGCCATTTTAGCCTCCAAAAAGAAAAACGCCACCACACTTGCGGGGGGGGTGGGCTTAGAGAATACTTCATTCGTTTGGGCTTGGTGGTACTTTGTCGTACTTGTTGGGATAGTCATAATCATAAACGCCCATTCCCTCGCCAAGGCTGCGAATCAAGCCATCATCAACATCAAAAAATGAGATTTTGCCGTTTACAGGCACTGGCTGGATAGCCGCCCCGGCAGGGCACGGCTCAAACACCCAAGCATACCAGCCTTCAATGCTATCAGGCGCGCCAAACTCCTTCAGGTCGTCTTTTGTCATTGGTCGGCAATCAACCAATTTACGCACACCGGAGGTACAACCCCTTGGCATGGGCAAAAATTCATCGCCGAACTCCATCCAGATATTACCACCGGACTTGCTGGAGCAAATCAATAATTCGCCGCGATAATTGGTTGGCCTGGAGCGAAACTCAATATTCTTATCCCCATCAGCCAACGCCGATGCCCACGGCTGCTTAACACTCAATGCTCTCATTCAGCACCTTTCATGTTATACTAAATACTATTAATTTATCATACTAAGTATAATAATGCAAGCTAAAAATACCGAATTTGTCAATTTACTGGCCGCCGCAGGCATGACCCAGGCCGCCTTGTCACGGGAGTTTGGGATTACCGCCACCGCAATCAGCCGTTGGCACTCAATCGGCATCCCACAATACGCCGTCGCCTATCTAAAACTCAAGGCTGAAAACATCTCCTTGAGAAAGCAACTTGGAGCGGATGGCGGGATTTGAACCTGCGCCGTCAGCTTGGAAGGCTGCTGCTCCACCTTTGAGCTACACCCGCATCTGGCAAAGCATCGAGGATTTGAACCCCGGCTTATGGTTTTGGAGACCATCGTGCTACCGCTACACTAATGCCTTGGATAAAGCAAAAGCCCGAATGCAATTAAAGCACTCGGGCTGGAATTCTGTTTCTTTTACCCACGGCAAAACCCCCGCATGGGTAACAATTGAATAATACCTGCTTCCTGACTGAGATGCAAGCATTTTTTATACATCGGCACAGCAACAGTCAGCTACTGGTTTACAGTTGGGGTTTGTGCATCACATCTGATGCGCTATTTGGTTTGTGTATCGGATCTGATGGGATTTGACGGGCAAAAGAAAAGCCCGCGCTGGGCGGGCTGTGGTTATGCTACAAATGCTTGGGCAAGGTGGGTTAGTTTTGAAATATTGTCTCCCACTTCCATTTTAAAACCAGCTTTATTCTTGATGTTGTTCTCAAGCAGCCAGCAAGTATGGTCAATGGTATTCTCCATATCAACCGATAAGTTTTTCGGGCGATATAAAAACAACCTAGCATCTTTCTTGCCATGTTTGAAATTTGCAGCCAACTCAATATCTTGTTTGGCTGAGAACAGATGAGCATCACCAATGAGCGATGAAACATAATCGGCTGAGACGAAAGAGGCAAAGCGTATATTGTTATTTGTGATACTTGGTTCCGACCAAAGCTGTAAATGCTGTAAGCGTATAGGTGTTTTGTTGGCTTTACTAGGCGGGATAATGATGGGGTTGCTCACGTCATGCCAACTGCTTTCAACGAACTTTGCGTTCTCCTTCCTTAACAGGCTTTGAACTCTACGCCGTAAGTTTTCGGTGCTAATATTGCGTTCCTTCGGTGTATCCTGTTCCCGGCACATCAAATCCAGCGAGACTATGCTGGCATACAGACGGTCTAGTATCTCTTGGATGCTGTCGCCTGCTACAAAATGGGCTTTGCCTAGCGAAACCTGCGGGGAAATATTGGCAGACAGGCTCTTTTGCCCACCCAGATGCTGCCCGATGATGCCGAGCAGAAAGCTGAAATTATCTTTCCCAACTTTTCCGTACAGGGCTTCAAACGGTGCGGCATTCGGCAGGAGTTTGATATGGACTTTGCGGCGGTGCAGCACGCAAACGCCAACGTTCAGTATTTCCCCAGTGGCAAGGTTCGGGGAAATACGGATCGGCGCCCATTTGGCGGTGATGGCCGGTTTGGGCGCCTGCATAGTCATTGCCGACAAGACGGAGAAAATATCCGCGTCGGCTACTAAACCAGCAGTTGAAACCTCCGCTTTAACAGACATGGCAAACCCTTTGTTCTATCAGTTAAAAACTGCCTGAATGCCGTGGATTCAGGTTCTTTCAGGAGCGCATTTAACCAAAAATCCAGCTCTCCTTCAATGTTTTTCAGCTTTTCCTCGTGCCGTTCGGCATGAACAATCGCCTCATCTTGCAACCGCTCGGTGCTGGGGTTGGTGGTGGCTTTCCTGTGGGTCATGGCACTAAGCAGCCGGTTGTCGTAGAGCCGGTTGGCATCCAGCATTTCGCATCCCCATGTTTCGTCTTTGCTGTTAATCAACCTGCCATTATCAATCAGTGCGTACTTGTGTTTGGATAAGCGTAGTAGGTTGTTGAAGTGCCGGTCGGCATGGGCAATGTTTTCATCCAGCGCGACAGCGGAGCTGTATTCATCCCACTTGGCAATATCAGTTGCAATCTCTTGTTCCGTAATTAGTTTTTCTATACCATTTTGTGAAAGCAAGTGGATGGCTGCGCTATGCCCGTCTAAGCGGGAAGTGCAAAAACACATTACGGTGTCGTCTGTTTTGTTTTGCATCCAAGCATTCTCTTTGCGGCGGGCAACGGTAGCAAAGCCAGGCAGGCTTTTAATGGGCAGCAGGGCAATAAACGCATGATGCGGCTGGCTGATACCCAAAGCGTGAGCCACGAGGAAGCCGACGATTTCATTGATTAGCCCTTTTTTCGAGGTGTCGTACAGCTTGCAAAATGCTTCAATATTACCTGCTGGATGGCGGAACTCCCCAATAAAAACCGGATTGAGGTGCCCGTCTGTATCATCGAGCCAGTTGTTAAACCTGATAAAGCTATTCGTACTTAAAACAGGTATCAGTTTATTCATTGCTTTTTGCTTTCTTTAATCCAACACGCTCCACCAAAACACGCGGCCTAATCCTCAACCAGCCCCTGCGGCAACGTCCCACCCTGCCACAACACCTCATAATCTCCTGCTTCGCCTGTGGCCTCATCAAACTGCTGGGCTATCGCAATCGCTCCGGCCTTTGTCTCTGCCATCCTTCTTGCCCGGCTGATTGCCTGGTCTGCTGATGCGTACTGTATCGGCTGCTCATTGAGCAGTTTGGTGGTGGCCTTGCCTTTTTTGACCTCGTAGGAAAAGGCTTGTGCTATGTAGATGGTTTTCATGGCGTCACCTCAGTTTCTGTTCGAGCATCGGCACGAACACATATGCAGATTTTGCATTTTGCACCTGCTCGATACTCACTTTGCCACTCTCCAGCGTCGAGATAGCATCATCAATGGCCGCCGCCGCGAACTTGTAGCGTTCGTCCGGCGATTCTTGCCCTGCATAAGCCTGTTTCAGCTGTTGCAGTAATTGCAACATCTCGGATTGTGTCATTGTCTTTCCCCTAACCGCCGCGCCACACCATGCGGCCTAATACCTGAAACTGCACATCGCTGCCGTATTTGACTTCCATCGGCTCATATTTCGGATTGCGGCTGATGAGCTGGATGCCATCTTCACCGTTGCGCAGTTCCTTGATGTACAGCTTGCCCTTGTAGCAAACGGCATACACCTCACCATCCGCAATTTCAGTATCGGATGAATCGACAATAATCGTGTCCCAGTGCATCAACAACGGTTCCATGCTGTCGCCGCGCACATACATCCCACGCAGATACTCACGGCGCAGCCCTTTTACCCTCAGCCAGCCGTGGCGGAAAAACAGCGGATTGTCGTCATCCTCTTTCTCAATCCATGCCGCATTGCCATTCCCGGCTGACAGCTTCACGTCATAAATCGGGATGCGGAAATAGGCATCGTTGGCCGGTGGCTCGTTCGCCACCAGCACCCTTGAGCCGATAGGCGGAATTTCCGGGTTGTCGCCATGACGCAGCCATTCAACGCTGATTTTCAACGCTTCGGTCAAATTCTCCCCGTCTTCGATATACGGCAGTTTCGTACCGGTCAAATACTTCTCCAGCCGCTCTCTCGGCACAAACGATTTTTTGGCTACCTCATCTAAAGATAGCCCGCTTGCCTCTATCGATTGTTTCAGGCGGGCAGCGAATTCAGCGAAGCGCGGGGGCGGCGGGGTTTGGGTAGCTGATTCATCGCCGAATTGTAGCCAGGCAGCAGACACTCCAAGCGTATCAGCGATTTTCGCCATGCCATCCGCGCGCGGGATGGAGTAGCCATTACTGTATCTACGTACCATCTCATAACTAATCCCTGTTTGCTTGGAAAGGCTTGAAATAGTTGCAGAAGATTGATTCATAGCCTGATTTAACCTATCTGCGAAATCAGGGTATTTAACCTCAAAACTTTGGGTTTTAGTCATTTTTACTCCTAGCTACTTTAAGTAGCGTACTTAACCACAAAAAACCACTTGCCGCAACGCTACTAAAAATAGTATTATTGCTACTGTAAGTAGTTAATCACTATTTGGAGTAGCTTATGCAATACAAATCTTTCGGCGAAGTGGCCGCTGCCTGTGGCGGCGTTCCGGCTATTGCCAAACATTTTCAGATTACCGAATGGGCAGTTCGTAAATGGGCGAGACGTATCCCGGCAGAACGTTGTCATGGGTTAGTGGCGCTTTCTGACGGGAAGTTGCACCTGCGTGATTTGCGTCCAGACCTTTGGAACTAAGCCATGAAACGTGAGAAATGCACTGAAGAGGTCAAGCTCCATATTCCTCAGGCGATGAAAGACGACCTGAAAACGCTGGCTGCCCTTAACGGCTTCACTTCACTCAGCGCTTATATCCGCTATGTGCTGGATGGCCACGCGTATGGACATGTTAGCTCCATAAAAGACTTACTAACAGAGACAGTTAGGGACTAATAGGGGCGCAAATATTTTTGAGAAAGGAAAGAAGATGAAAGAAAAACTGGAACTTGAAGTGGGTATCCGCGTGAAGGTCAAAGAACAGGCCGCCCTGTCGGATGAAGACAAGGCGGAGATTAAAAAAGTTTTGTTCGCGCTGGCAATCCAAGGATGCGCTGATGAATTGCCGATAGTCTCCCAGGCGTTACAAATAGAGCTGATGAAGCTTAACCAAGGGGAAAAAAGATGAGTACTTTTGAGCAGGCCGTCTTAAGTTTGCTGATACTACAAACAGCCTTGATTCTGATGATGTTTATCTGTCGAATCGTTCACGGTATTCATCAAGCGATGAAAAGAGCCCGACGTTCAATACAAGAAATACGCGACCGTCATCAACAGATATTTTCATCTCTCGATCACACACAACAAGCAAGCCCTGCGGCTCAGGAATATCAGCGATGGTTAGAACATCCCCGCATTGTATTGTCTCAATTCCGTCTAACTCGTGGGTTTTATTTTAAAAAAGTATGGGGATTGCGTGTTTTGCTGTCCCATAGCCATGAACTTTAAACCGCATGATTTTACCTTTCGTGGTTGGTTGTTGGGGAACAGCTATTTTACCACGGCAGACAAAGCGGAAAGACGCTTGGCAGCCCGGACAGACGGGCAAAAAGAAAGCCCGCACGGGAATGCGGGCAAAGGAGTTAATTAAAGA